CGGCTGGTGCGCCAGCAAATCTTAGTATCAAAAATTTTCCAACTGGTGTGGAATCTTTTGAAAATCATAGTCTAGAATCAGGAGACCTGACGAAAGGCTACTTTAGTAGAAGAATTCGGAATATTTCCGCAGGTCTTCATAGAAATAAATTTCTAGATACACAACTAGTGTGTTTAGATACTATAGATTTCAGTCCAAGTCTTTCAAAAGATTTAATGGACAGTTACGAAAAATATGGAGAGAACGTCAATTATTGGAAACTTCCTCCTCATATCAAACTAGCTTTCAAGATCTTTTTTGAGAAACTTGATTTCTATTACTCCTCGACAGATATTCATGCATATCCTAGAGAATACTATATAACCAACTGTATATTAGAAGGTCCAAAATTTGCTGAATATCTTAAGAAATTAAGAGAGGAAAGCTATAAACACAAAGTAGCCATAGAAAGTTACTCTGATACATTTGATAAGAATTATTCTGGATATGAATACTTCTTTAACCAAAATCATCTGATTAACTGGAAAATACCGGAACCAGATGAAAATATATATTTCGAACATTCTAACAAGGATGTAGAAATAGTTGAATCAGTTCTAGAAGACTACAAATCTACACTAGAATCAATTATATGTTCTCTTTCTTTTGATGAAATAACAAAAGAGGAAGTAGGATTTAATCTATTTTCAACTCTTATATTTGATGATATAAAGGATGAAACTAAGATTCATGCTCAATCTTTCTTTAAAGAAGAGAGAGTATTTGATAGTTTTTTGAAAGGAAAATTTTCTTTAGTTCAAAAATCACCTTCAGAGATAAGAGAAATTATAATATTAACTCTTGGCTCTAGGAATTCTCACACTTATTATTCAAGGAATCTTTTTGAATTAATAAAGAAATTAAAAGAAAACTGTTTGGGTGAAGACCCTGCTGTTATCTACAATAGAATGAAAGAATTTTTTGTAAGGTTCAATTACTTCTTTATGAAAGATTATTCAAAGGCTGGTGCAACCATACCTAAAGAATTGATTAAAGCTACCTATGATATTTTAGAAAAATATTTTCCGGTATTTAAAGATGCTTCACAATTTTATTGTAATGGGCAAATTTACATAAAAGACCAATATCATAAATTTAAGAGAGGTCATTTTATAGGAATGGGTAATGAGTTACAAACTTTAGTATCCATTGTTATATCAAGAATGATACATGTAAAAAATGTTTCATTATTTCTAAATGATGATAGTTTATCTTGTTTTAAGACAAAAGATCAAGCAATGAGTTACGCATCATATGATGAATTGATATGTTACCAACTAGGACTTAGGTTTAACCCTGTTAAATCTATAGTTACTTATAAGGAACTTCAATTTTGTGAAATGTATGTTTCTGACAGTTTAGATATGAAGAAATTAAATCTTTATTTATCTATATTAAATGCTATGTCCTGTTTAACAATAGGCCATGCAAAAGAATTCGTAAATGGTTTCTCATCATTAAGAGACCCTTTACTTGATAAAGCTTTATCGGTAGTCA